TAACTTTGATAAAAATCGGGGTAAAATATATATACACATTGCCTTATGGGATGTGAATCTAACTCGCTTAAAAGGAGCAAAAAATGAAATACACAACAACATGGGCAAATGACCCATACATGATCGGATGGGAAAGCTTTTTCCCAAAGCTAGAAACTTTAGCAAAGACAAATGCAACTAGCTTTCCTCCATATAACGTCAGAAAAATAGATGATAGTAACTTTGTTATTGAATTGGCGGTAGCTGGATATAACAAGTCAAATATAACCATTACAGAAGAAGATTGCTGTGTGACGGTAGAAGGAGAGCTTCCTGATACAGATGGTGAATACTTACATAAAGGAATCGCTGGTAGAAAGTTCACAAGAACATTTTCTCTAGCAGAATACATGGTTACAAAAGAATGTCATCTTGTTGATGGAATGCTATTTATTTCAATTGAAAAGGTTATTCCAGAAGAGAAGAAACCTAAGTCTATTGTTATTAATGATTTTAAAAACACTAAAAAGGTATAGCAAGAGGTCCTAAGCATGACCATAAACTGCTTATTTTTATTTTCAAAAAATCGGGTGTAGTCAGAAAACTTTAGTTTGCCTATATAAAGCAATAGCTTTAATTGGCTACATTCTCCTGATCATCAATATCTCCTACAAGAGAAGGTAAGGGAGACATTAAATGCCCTTGACGATGTAATTCCATAATTTTCAATACATCCTCTGATTTACCTTGTGCATCACATAGGAGAATTAATAGATCATATATTCGTCCCAACATAATGTAATTTATTAAGCCAGCATTTTCATTCATATCATTACTCATGTCATCAATTATACCCTTTCTTGCCACCTGTGGCATCATACCAGGGGTTTTAATGATATAGGTGAGTATGGGTGTTCTCTTTTCGCCAAAACCGCCGAGCTTCATATATCTATTTTATTAAAAGCCGAAAATATTTATTTTTTTATCAGCCGTAAAAGCCGATTATAAATTTTTTATAACAATTTTATTATTTTTTAGAATTTAGCTTACATTTTTTTAAAAGCCGTGTATAATGTAATTATATATAATTTAAAAAATATAACTTTAGAACTATATTAATTTAGAACTATATTTAATATATTATATATATAAGTATATATTGTACAAATAGAAAAGGAATAAGTCAATGACTTTATCAAAAGAAAACTTAGCAATTCTCCAGTCTTATGGACGCTCATTCTTGGGTGCTGCAATTGCTCTCTATCTAGCAGGTATTACTGACCCTTACATGTATGTAAATGCATTAGTTGCAGCAGTAGCCCCAGTAGCAATTCGTTACCTAAACAAGAATGATATTGCATTTGGTAGAATTTCAGGTAAATCAACTCCTGAACAATTAGCTGCCGAAGTAACAAAGGCAATTAAGTCTGCTACTAAGAAAACACCAGCAAAGGCACCAGCCAAAAAATCCACAGCAAAGAAGACTACTTCAAAGTAGTCTTTTTGGAAGTGTATAATTGAATATGAGTCCTAACGAATTTCTAATGATGCTGGCTGCAACAGTTACAGCTATTGGAGTTATTGGTGTTGGATTACATAAAGCCACAAAGCTTACAAAAAGATTTATACACTTCCTTGATGATTATTTTGGAGAAGAAGAAAGACCAGGATTTGAAGGTCGCCCTGGAATGCAAGAAAGACTAGGATATATGGAATCAGAAATTGCTTGTATATCCTATGAAATGAGACCTAATTCTGGATCATCTATTAAGGATGCTATTAACAGAATTGAAAAGCGTTTAGACACACTAGAACAAAATAAGTAGGAATCTTGAAAATCTCAATTAACAATTGTGACTCTAAAGTACACACTGGATTTGGACATGCTACATTAAAGCTTTTATCTAATATCCCTAAATCTGGACATAGCGTTTTAATGAATCGTGCTTCTCAGTTTGAAATGACATTTGCACACCCACCATTTTATAATTTTAAAAATCCAGATGCATATAAAATTGGATATACTGCCTGGGAGTCCACCGAAATAAAAGATGGATGGCTAGACTACCTTGATTTAATTGACGAGCTTTGGGTTCCAAACAATTTTTGTAAATCAGTATTTGAGCAATACATTGATAAACCAATTTATGTATTTCACCACGGAGTAGATGAAAGATTTTCACCTAAAAAAAGAGTAAATGACGGAACATTAAAATTCCTCCATATGGGGTATCCAGCATTTAGAAAAAATCTACACGAAACAATTGAAGCCTTTTTAGAACTATATCAAGGTCGTCAGGATGTTACTCTAACCATAAAGTCTTATGGTGGATACGATGTTCCAAAAATAAACGAGCCAAACATTAATGTTATAGAAAAAACCACAACATATGATGAGCTTGTTAAGATTATGCATGAACATGATGTTTTGCTATACCCATCTTGGGGTGAAGGATTTGGACTAATCCCATTACAAGCACTTGCTACTGGTATGCCAGTTATTCTTACAAGTGGATGGGCAGACTATGATTACTACATGCCAGATTTAAACATAAAATCAAAGCTAACATATAATCCATGGCAACAAACTCATCCTGGGAAAATGTTTAAGCCAGACTTTGAAGACTTTAAAAATAAGATTAAATACGCTGAAGAAAATATAGAAATGCTTTTTGATAGGCATTATAATTCAGCACTAGATATACATAAAAATTGGTCATGGGAAAAGGTAGTCAAAGATCATTTTGATTCTGTTGAAGCCCGTTTAATGGTATAATCTAAATATGCCCACCTTAGATTCAGTACAAATTGAGGTATTAAATAACCTAGATCAATTATCTATTAATCCTGTAGTAACAGAATTAACAATTGAGCTTTCTACTGTAGACCCAACTGGTTTAGTTAAATCTGTAAATGGAAAAACTGGGGATGTAGTTATTGATTATCCAGATATTGGTGCAAATCCAGTAAACAATGTAAGGTATGTCCATACACAGGCTAGTGTTCCTACCGTTCAGGCATCTGGTACTTATGCAGGTCTTTATATTTGGACAATTAACCATAACCTTAATTTCTATCCAAATGTTACGGTGTTTGACAGTGGAAACAGTATAGTTGAAACACACGTCTCTTATAGTAATGCAAACACTGCTATAATTGTTATGAATAGTGCGATAAGCGGTACAGCTTATTTAAGCTAAATTTTTATGAAAAACGGTGATTTAAGTGGCTGAGAAGAAGTTCTTAGTAGATCTTAACCTTAGTGGAAATAAGGCTAAGAATTTTAGATTAGAGGATTACGCAGACAATACCTCTCCTACAAGTAATTTTGTTGGAAGGATGATCTATACTACCAATAGCACTAACCCAGACCGCATAGAAGTATACAATGGTTCCGCATGGAAAGCATTAGCGTACACCGATGATGTACCTTCCGTATCTATTGCTTTAACAGCCCCAGACTTATTTACAGTTACTGGATCACCAGCTGCATACAACGGCACACTTGACTTTGAATGGAATGTTGTTAATGTAAACACCATTCTTGCTGGTCCTTCAACTGGTTCAACAGCAGCTATCCCAACATTTAGATCACTTGTTGCTGCAGATATTCCTAGCATTGAATCAACTAAGATTTCAGATTTTAATGAAGCAGTATCTGATGCAGTTGGCGGAATGGTCACATCAAATACCGAAAATGGTATTTCCGTAACATACGATGATGCTGACAACACACTTGACTTTGACGTAGCCGATTTCTCAATCACTCTTACTGGAGATGTAACTGGTAGCGGAACTGTAACAAATCTTGCAAACGTAAGCTTTGAAGCAACAGTGGCAGATAATTCACATGCTCACACAACTGGAAATATAACTGGAATCCAAGAATATGTAGAAGATACCGCATCCACAATGATCACTTCAGCTACACACGATGGAATATCGGTAGCATACACAGATGGTGTCACCACGGGAACCCTAGCCTTTACAAATACTGGTGTAGTTTCTTTAGCTGGAACAACAAACGAAGTTGAAGTTACAAACTCAGGAACTGCCTACACAGTTGGTCTTCCAAACGATGTTACAATCTCTAATAATTTAACTGTAACAGGTAACTTAACGGTAAATGGTACAACTACAACTCTTAATACAGACACCCTTGCCGTAGAAGATAACATTGTTGTTCTTAACTCAAATATTACTGGAACCCCATCTACTAATGCAGGAATTGAAGTAGAGCGTGGAACTTCCACAAATGCCTCAATTACCTGGAATGAAACAAGTGATAAGTGGACTGCTGGCATTGCTGGTTCAGAAATTGCTATTGCACGAAAGTATGTTACTACATCAACTGGAACAACACACACAGTCGTTCACAACCTAGCAACATCAGATGTAACTGTTAATTGCTGGCTTGCAGGTGCTCAG